GCACCGCTAACCGACGAACTGAGCGAGGGTCGCATCATCGAGATCGCTTGCGCCGAGATTGTGAACGACTTCGAAACTCAAGATGTTCTCGACTTCGCCCGCGCCATCGAACGCGAAGTCGCCAAGGCTGAGCCAGCCGCCCCGGTGCAGACCGCTGAGACTTCGGAAATCGTCGAAACGGTGCGCACAGCATTGAAGCGTGCCTACAGCCTCGGCCAGACGTATTGGCAGCAGGCCGATAGCGATTACACCAGCCAGCACAAGAAGGCCGATGTGACCGCCGGCCGCTTCATCGAATTGACCGACGAAACCTGCGCAAAGGTCGAAGCTTCGGTGGCCGCTCCTGTACAAGCAGAGCAGGCACAGGCAGAGCCGATTGCTGATTTGGCCGAGTTCACCGAGCGAAGTATTCGCGAGCACGCCGATTTTCGCGATGATGTCGAGCGTCTTTCGACCGCTGACAGCCGCACCCGCAAGGCGCTGCGCAAGGAAATCTACGACACCATCGACGCCCGCGTGCGCAATGCTGTGAAAGCTGCGTTTGCAACATTCCCCGCCCAGGCAGAGCAGGTAGCAGCAGTGGGAGCGGCCACGTTGGAATCGCAAGCGCAGGCGATCATCGGCTTTGCGCAAGCCGCCGCCGATTGTGGGTTGGTGCCGCTTGACAGCATCATGCGCCTCGCCAACGGCACCGCTGAACGCATCCGTGCCCTGCGCACCCAGAGCACTGGTGAAGCCAGCAAGGGAGAGTCAGCATGAGCAGCACGACCATCAAATCCGTGTGGCCCGGCGAACGCACCGATGACATCGAAGAACTGCGCAATTCGCACGGCAGCGCGCCAGTTATCTGGGGCGACATGGGGCAGCGTTACCTTGGCTGCGGCCGGTTCGAAGTGATGTGGGGCGCGAACGCCGACAATTTGTGGCCGCTGTGGAAACGGCAAGATATCCCGCTGCACCACCGCGCCGTGCTGACGCTGACCTACGATAACGTGCTGCTGATGAGGGCCGACTATGCGCGCGCCGCCGCAGATATCCGCGCCTATATGAAGGACTTTCCGCCGCAGCCAAACTACGTCAATCACTGGGGCCGCATCGCCGAGGTTCTGGAATCCGCTCCTGACTGCCCGGCTATCGGCTTTCACTGGACTTCGGTGTGCGAAGACCCGTTCCAGGGCGACTACAACGAAGAACGCGAGGACTACGACCAGCCCGATTGGTCGAAATACTGGGACGTGTACGCCGAACTCGACAAGCTGGCCGAGGGCAACCCCGATAACGCCGCTAGCGGGAGCGATGCATGAGCAACGACATCATCAGCATCGCGCCCGACGACGTGAAGAAGCTGCGCCACATGCTCGGCGCCACGGACCAGTACAAGCCAAGCAACTACGGATTCCGCAACTACTACGCCACCAGCGGCGGCGCGGCTATGGAAGCGATGGAGCGCCTGGTTGCTGCCGGGCTGGCCGAGAAAGGCGCGTCGAGCGCGAGCATGACCTACTACCACGCGACCGTCAAAGGCTGCGAATTCATCGGATTTACCAAGGCGCAGATCAAGCGCACGTTTGAGGACTGAGTCATGACCGACACCAAAACTATCGCCCCTACCGGCACAGAAGCAGGCTTTGACCTGGATAAGCTCAAGCCGATCATTGACGAAATCAAGGTCGCCATCAACGAAGTGTGCGGCGGTGCTGATGTCTTCATGGCGTCCATGCTTGCTGCCAGCAAGATCGACGCTCTCGCTCGCCGAGCTGCGCCGACTACCACGGACAAGCCGATACCGGCTGGGGAAGTGGTAGAGCTGGTCAAGACATGGCAAGAACGAGCAAACGAGCTTGCTGTGTCGGGTCGCCCTCGTGGCTATCCCGATACCGACGAGCTGGAAGCCTTGAGGGATGCAGAGATTGCCGACCTCCGTGCCCAACTCGCCCGCGCCAGTCTTGCCCCGGTATCCGCCCAGCAGGGCGCAGCCGGTGAACACCGCACTTGCTGCGATCACCCTGACTGCCCGACCTGCGCCGGGCGCGGCGGCTTCTACCGAGTGGACGCAGCCAAAGCACCGGCAGCGCAGGCTCAGCCATCAACCCGCGCGGTGCTGCGCAAGCTGGTCGACATCGGCAAGGACCGCGCACTGACCGCCGCCGAGGTCGAGCACTTCCAGCGCATGATTGAGGGCATGGAGGCTGCACGCGGCTTGAACGTGTCCGATGCACCGGCAGCGCAGGCTGTAGATGCGGTGCAAGACCGTCGCGCGCTGGAGTTGGCGAACGCGGCTCTGATCGCCGCCCAGCCGCGCAATATCGAGCCGGAAGGGTGGAAGCGCCACGAGGATGCAATCAACGCTACCAACTGTGCGCTTCACAAACCCGCCGCTTCCCCTGCCAGCACTCCCGATGCAGCGCCCGAGCAACAGGCGACCGATGCAATCCAATTCCTGAAAAACGTTGTTGCTGATGCGGCCCCGATGTTGTCGAACGACTGGCCCAAAATTGCCGAACTGCTCAAGCACGCAGTGGCGCAGATCGAGGCGGCGCATGCACAGCAACCAGCAGCGGGAGAGCGCGAACGATTTGATGAAGCCATGCAGGCCAAGCATGGCGGCCCCCTCACCAAAGAGGATCTGGACGCCTGCTGGAGCGAGTTACCGGGCTACGCCTGGCGCCGTGCTGTCGCCGCCGCTCCTACTGCTGGCGCAGCGACGACCAGAGAGGATGCGAAGGATGCGCGGATAACTATGCTTGAGAATGCGCTGAGCTACTACGCCGATGGACATCACCTGATCCTGGCCGAGCCTGACGCATGGGATACCGTCAGTGGCGAACCGATGAACTTCCTGTGCGACGAGGCAGGAACGGCCACGGTCGAAGACGGCACCGTGGCGAAACTCGCGCTCGCTGGCGATCCGCTTGCGGACGACGAGGAACGTAAGGTATCCGCCCATCAGGCCAAGGAGAGCGAGTGATGCAAGACATTTTCGACAGCATGCCATGGTCTACCGTAGCACTCGCAAAGATCAAGCCGACTGACCCAAATTTCAGGCTCTACAGCGCTGGCTGGGTTGGCGACTACGCAACCACTGACACGATGGAAGTCACTGGGGCGGTATTCCGTGAGGCTAAGAGCGGGCCACGCAAGGGGCAACTCTGCATCTTGGTCCCAGGAACCAAGCGCACTGCCTACATCACAGAGGCGGAAATGAAGGCCGCTGAGGCTCGCGCTATCTCGGAGACAAAAAAGGAGCAATCCCATGTCCAATAACCTGAACCAAGGCGCGAGCATTGAAGCCGAGCGCGCTTACAAAAGCTGGCAAAACGAGCAGCCGAACCGTTGCTGGGTCGCGCCGTGGCACATGCTAACCGATACGCAGCGCGCGGAATGGGTCGCCGAGATAGAGGCCGCCCGCCGCACCCCTGCTGACGCTGTAGGTGCGGTGAACGTGAAGACCTGGCAAGAGCGTATGGATGCAGAAGGTCTGTACGCCGAGGGAGAACGTCTGTACGGCGGCTGGACGGCAGTAACGATGGCGCGTGACGCCGAGATAGCCGACCTGCGCGCCCAGCTCGCGGCCAAGGGTCAGGGCAACGTGAAGTTCGACTTGACGGACTACAGCCAGGCCGTCAATTACGCGAACGGCACCAGCACAGTCGTCATCGCGCCAGCCAGCGCACAGCCCGCCGATCCGAGCAATGCCGAGTTCTTGGCGAAGCGCCTGTCGCGCGTGGCAAAGTTGACCGGCGCACATATCCCCAAGCACTTTACGCATGAGCAGATTGCCGAGGTGGCCGGAACGATCCTGGGCGACATTGCACGACTTCTGGAGCGTGGCGCACAGCCCGGCCAGCGGGAGAGCGCAGCCCTGAAATCATTCGTAGATCGACGCTACGGCAAGCCTGTTGCCGGGGGCCAGGACAGCGCCAATAACGGCGCAGAAGGAGAGAAGAATGCGAACTGATCGCGAACTGCTAGAACTGGCGGCGAAGGTGGCTGGTATGCAAGTGCTGCGCGAGGGCGTTGAATGGCCGAGGGAAAATATCGGCTGGTTCTTCTGTGTTCAGCACGGCATACCAGCGCTGCATGACCGTGCATCGTCGCAGGTTTGGAAGCCGATCCATGATGATGGCGATGCGCTGCGCCTTGCGGTGAAGCTGCATATCGACGTTTATCAGTCACGGATATACGACGAATCCTGTGCTGTATCGGCTTTGGAGAAGCCTCACAGTCAACTGCGAGGAGATGACCCTTACGCCGCCACGCGCCGCGCTATCGTCCGTGCTGCTGCTGAGATTGGCGCCCAGGTATCTCCGCCAGCTCTTAATACCGATAAGGAAGGCGAGCATCCGACGAACAACAAAGGAGAGAGCAATGGGCAAGTTTAAGAAAGACGGCGCCGCCGCACTGATGCATGTCGTGATGATCGGGGCGGCAAGTCCGGCTGCACTCAAGAAGGCATTGCTTGACCTGACTGGCATCCATGCCGCCGACAGCGCAATTTCCCATGTCGCGGTGTGCGATGCTGGGCTCGCCGGCCTATTGCAGGCCGAGGGAGTCGGGCAATGATTGACATGATGCGATCTTGCCCGTTCTGCGGTGGCAGCGGCACACCGTCGATTCACTCTGATGACTGCTACTTCACTGCTAGGCAGAAGGTAAGGGAAGCAGCGCCGGGTGACTTGTCAATGGTCCCGGACTTGATCGCCGCATGGAACCGCCGCGCCCCTTCCTCAGCTACTACTGCAGGAGAGCGACAGAGCATTGATGATGGCGAGTTTCAGCGGCTGGAAGTCGCCTACGTGCGCGCACTTCATGCCTGCGAGGACGATCTGACGGCCGAGAACGCGAATGCGGCTTCCAACGCGCGCGCCGCCCTCATCGCCCACATCGACACCTGGGCCGCTCGCATCTATCAGCGGGGCCGTATGGCGGCGATTGCAGACTACCAGGATATTGTCGATGCCGCTCGCAGCGCTGGCGATGCAGTACCGGAAAAGATCGCAAGCTGGCTCAGGCGCAACGCCAACGCCGAGCAGGAGCCGGCGAAGCGGGATGTATTCATCGAGGCCCACAACGCCGCGCGCCAGATCATCCAAGAATCGGGTGATACATGAAGGGCGAAGACAAGAAGCCCCGGCGCTTCGACCGCCGCACCGGCCCAAGCATCTTCTGGCGCCTGTTCGGCTGGATCAAGACCGAGCGGCGCACCGGGTTCGACCGCCGCGCACGCAGCGCCATGCCCGACTGGGTCGAACGGCGCTTCTCGATGCGCCACGCACCCCTACCACTGGACGCCGAATGCGCCCTGGAGCACGCCGCCCTGGTGCTGAGCAAGACCGACCCCATCGCCCACGCCCACATCACCCAAGTGCTGGCGAACCACCTGCCGACCTTGCAGAGCGGCGCCAACAGCGAAGGCGGCGACACCGATTAACCACTGCGCAATTTACCGCTTGACATCGTACGATATCGTAGTATAGTACGACGCATGGCCTGCGTGGGCGGGCCTGCAAGGACAACATCATGAAGCGCATCGACCTCACCACCCAATACCGCTGCTATCTCGCCACCGGCTGGGAGCCGAAAACCCCGGCCTTCAACAAGTTCGCCGCGCGCCTGCTGGCGCAGCGGATCGCGGCTGACGATAGTTTCGGCTGCAATTACCAGCAGTACACGAAGCGCTTCATGATCGAGAGCGCGGGGACGGCAGCATGAAGAATTTCATCCTGGACGCCACCTTCGTCTGTGTGACGGCCCTTGGCATCTGGACCTTGTTCGACATGGACGGCGCCGCCGACTTCATCCTGCTGGTGGGGCGCACCTTTTACCCCATTCTGCCGGGTTGACCCAGCAGTAAAACCGAACCGGCCGGACGCCGGCATAAACCCAAGACAAGGAAAAACGCAATGAGCGCAGACAAACGCAGCCCCCACACCGATGCACTGGAAACCCTCGGCACCGTCATCGGTGAGAACGAGAAACGCGATGCGATCCACCTGGCCGTCGAGCCGGTGATTGCGAAAACCAAGCTGCAGCCGGGCATGCATGTCGGCCTGCACGAAGGCTTCGCATCCGCTGACGCCCAGCCCTACCTCGGCATCGTGGACCCATTCCTGGAGCGCGCCGTCCAGCCGGGCGAACGCTTCTGGCTGGTGGTCTATCCGCGCCAGATCACCAGCCTGCGCCACGTCTGGACGCACCCGGCATTTGCTGCCGGCGATGCGGCTGCCGGCCTGACCGTGGCAGAAGCCGATTCGCGCGCCGTGTCCGAGAAGTGGATGCGCGAATGGGCCGTCAAGCACATGCGTTATGAACGTTATGAAGACGACCCGGCAAGCGAAGATGAAATCGAGGCTGCATATGAGTTTGCGATTGAAGCCGGACACCATCTGAGCGTCGGTGCGCAGGAAGACGCCCGCGATCACATCAATGACGAATGGTGGGATCACTGGGAAGCCATCACCGGCCAGAAAGGCCAGCGTGGCGAGTATTTTTCCTGCGCCTGTTAAACCATGAAGCCGAGCATCCGCGCCGCGATCGACACCCTGGACCAGGCTGCGCGCAGCGCGGATCTCCCGACCTACACCGAACTGACGGAACTCATCCTTCGCGCCCAGGGGCTGATGCCCCACTCCAGCCCGGCCCGCAAGAGCTGGGTGGCCAGGGTGGTGGAGATCGTCAACCGTATTCACAGAAAGGCATCATGAAACAAAAATTCGACAACCACGGCGAGTTCTTCGACTCGATGGGGGAGACAGCCCTGACGCCGACGTATTACGGTGAAGAAGCGCGGTCCTTCAGCATCGAAGAAATGTACCAGCACTTCAAGGCGCGCCTGCAGGAAGAAACTGCCGCACCGAGCCTGCGCGACCACTTCGCAGCGCATGTCGTCATCGAACCTGACCTGGGAACCAGCATGGCCAGGGCGCTGACGGGTCGCAACATGCCAGACTATTCAACCGATCCGATCGCCAACATGGAATATTGGGCCGAGGTCCACGCCCGCCTGCGCTACATGGAAGCGGACGCCATGCTGGCAGCAAGGGAGGCGAAATAAATGGCCGGCATGCGAAAAAAGGAAGTCGAGGACGCGATTGACGCCCTGCGCGCCGATCCGAAGCTGACCCGCTACCAGGCCGCCAAGATGTTCGGCATCAGCACTGGCTCGCTGTATAACAGCCGCACCTGTAAAAAACTCTTCGCCGAGCGCGAGAAGAAAGGAATGCAGAAATGAGCAAAGTCATCATCCCGTTCAAAAATCCGGACGCCATCTACGACATCATCAACGGCCGCCACCCGCTGCCGGATGACGAGAAGGACATCACCCCGCGCATGGAAGAAAAACAGGAAGCGTTCAGCGACGAATACTTCGAATACGGCGACTACGGTCGCATCGAGATCGACACCGAAACCCTGACCGCGCGCCTGCTTCCCCGGAAGGAGTGGTAGCGGCATAATTCAGTCAGGAAATAAGCCAGCCGGCGGCAAGCCCGGCCCACCACTCCAAGAGGTGCATCATGCGCGACAGTCTCACCCAGACGATCGAGGACATCTACCGCAACATTGATGAGCAGATGCGGCGCGAGCGGGAGAAGCCGAAGAAGTCACCCGCCGGCGACCGCCGCCTGGGGCCGGGCGCCCCGCCGCAAGGGATCGACGAGCGCCGCAGCGGCCAGGAGCGGCGCCACAACATGCGCTCCCCGCGCGCCAAGGACGAAGGCGATAAATAAAGCCGCAAGTGTGGCTTTGGAGCAACCTATGATAATGAACATAGGAAATAAAATGCATTTCAGAACAACAATCGGAGTCCTGAAATGCATCCCGCCCACCTGCAGAATGCCGCCCTGGCCGCGCCGCAACCGATCCGCACCCCGCTGATCGTCGGCCAGACGGTCCACTACTGGCCCTTCCCCTACGAGCAAAGCATTGCTCACGACCAACCCTTCGCCGCTGTCGTCTGCCACATCAACGACAATAGCACGGTCAACCTCTGCATCAAGAACGAGATCGGCATTGAATTGCGCCGCATCAACGTCGTATTCCCCCGCGACCGCGCCCCGCAAAAGGGCGAAGCCTCGTTCGCTCGCACCTAACCGACAGGAGAAGACCATGCTGACCAAGACCACCACCAGCGCCGAGCAGGACGCCGCCGATGGCGCCATGCGCAAGCAGATCATCGTCACCTACAGCCTGTGGGGCATCGCCATCTACCGCAAGATCGTCGACATCGCCCTGATCCACCAGCACGGCCCGGCGCTCCTGCCGTAAAAGTTTCCGTAAATCATTGTACGTGCTACCATGAAATACCTATTGACATAGCGCAGAACGCACCATGCCGACCAAGAAGACAGAACAAGGAGGCGGGAAGGCAGCCACAACGAAAGCGGCAGCCAAAAGCCCGCGAAAATCCACGCCGAAAGTTAACAAAGTTGCGTCAGAGAATGGAAAAGTCTCCGATTCTTCGACCCAGTACCCGGAAAGTGTTAAATCCGGTCAAAAAGTGCCAGGTTTGGCACCGCTGACCCCAAAGCAGCAGCTATTCGTTGACCAATACCTGATCGATCTGAACGCCAAGCAGGCAGCAATCCGCGCCGGCTACAGCGAAAAGACCGCCGCAGTTATTGCTTCTGAGAACCTTTCCAAACCTAACATCGCTGCTGCCATCCAAGCCGCCCGCGAAAAGACCGCCGCCAAGCTGGAAGTGACGCGCGAACGGGTGCTGGCCGAGTACGCCAAGATGGCCTTCGTCGATCCGCGCCAGTTCTACAACGCCGATGGCTCGCTCAAGAACGTGCCGGAGCTGGACGAGAACACCGCCGCCGCGCTGGTGGGCATCGAGGTGGACGAGATCCGGCTGGGAGAAGATGGTCCGCCCATCGGCCAGACCAAGAAGATCAAGTGGAGCGACAAGCGCGCGGCGCTGGACAGCATCAACCGCATGATGGGCTGGAACCAGGATAAGCTGAAGCTGCAGGGTGACGAGAACGAGCCGATCCGCGCCGTCGTCACCCGCGTGGTCATGGTCCCGGCCAAGGAAAAGGCCGTGGTAGAAACCCGTCCGCTGGACAAACAGGCTGGCGAGGACTGATGCCGAGTCTCGGGCCAAGTTCATGGGCGGAAGCTGCGCCTGATCCGATCCAGGAAGTCGTCTGGGAGCCAGGGCCGCGCCAAGCGGTGTTCCTGGCCTGCGATGACTTCGAAGTCCTGTATGGTGGCGCTGCCGGCGGCGGCAAGTCGGACGCCCTGCTGATTGACGCCTTGTGCCTCCAACATGGCGGGCCGGACAACGCCAAGCATCGCGCCGTGCTGTTCCGCCGATCATTCCCTGAACTGCGCGACCTGATCGACCGCGCGCTGGAGCTGTACCCGCTCATCATCGAGGGCTGCACCGAGAAGAACTACAACCAGACAGAGAAGGTCTGGACCTTCCCCAGCGGCGCCAAGGTCGAGTTCGGCTACCTGCAGCACGACAACGACCGCCTCAAGTACCGTGGCCGCGCCTGGAACTACATCGGATTCGACGAGCTGACCCTGTGGCCGACCGATGTCTGCTACCTGTACCTGTTCTCGCGCTGCCGATCGTCCGACAAGACGCTGCCGCGCTACATCCGCGCCACCACCAACCCGGACGGGCCAGGGCAGAAGTGGGTCATGACGCGCTGGGGCATCCAGGAAGACGGCCGCGAAACCAACCTGCCGGTGGACATCGAGGACGAGGACAGCGGGATGATTACCACCATCCGCCGCCGCTTCATCCCGGCCAAGCTGTCGGACAACAAGCACCTGACCGGCACCGGCTACCGTGAAGCCCTGCTGCAGCTGGCGCCGGAGGAGCGCGAAGCCCTGCTGAAAGGGCTGTGGAAGGGGTCGAAGGTCAAGGGCGCCTACTACCTGAACGAGATGCAGAAGCTGCGCGCCAACGGCCGCATCCGCCGCGTGCCATATCAGCCCGGCATCCCGGTCGACACCTTCTGGGATCTCGGGTTCAACGACACCACCGCCATCTGGTTCATGCAGAAGGTGGCCGGCGAGATCCGCTTCATCCACGCCTACGAGAACAGCGGCGAGAGCCTGGACCACTACGCGGCCTATCTGTTGTCGCGCGGTTACGTGTTCGGCACGCACCATCTGCCGCACGACGCCGAGAACAAGAGCCTGCAGACCGGCAAATGTGCGCGCGAACTTCTGGAAGTGCTGCTGCGCGGGCACAAGTTCTTCATCGTGCCGCGCATCGAGGCGGTGCTGACCGGCATCCAGCAGACCCGCATGAAGATGTCCGGCAACGTCTACATCGACGAGGTCGAGTGCGCAGACGGCATCGCGGCCCTGGACAACTACCGCAAGAAGTACAACGAGAAGCAGGACGTGTTCACCGAACAGCCGCTGCACGACCGCTACAGCAATTATGCCGACGCCTGGCGTCAATGGGGTCAGATCGAGAACACAGCCGGCGCGACAGGTTCCTGGAAGCGCAAGACCACCAGCTGGAAGGCCAGCTGATTATATGGAGAGCAACATGATTCTTCCGATCAAACTTGCATTTAAACAGCGTTCTCGATTTCAGTGGGAGACATCGTGGTGTGGCAATTACCGTATCGCATGGCAGTCGACCAGCGCGTATATGACACGTGACGATTCTGGCCCGGTTGGGTGCATCCGCTTTCACTATCCCACGACTCGCGTTCAACTGCTGATTAATCGCAAGGTTCTCAGTGCGGCTGGTGCCCCACGGCGCGCTTTCTATCGACTGATGGAGCGTTTCTACTATGGCCGTTTGACATACCAGTATGAGCTTGGCATGGCGCGCGGTCGTCGTGAAGTACTGCTCAACCTCGATACCTACCGCGATCTTTCTAAGGCTGAAATCGAAGCCGTTACGCAAGACCCTGAATATTAACTAGGACAAGCCAATGGCCCACCAAGAAGAACAGCAAAGCGCCGCCGCCAACCTGGCCGCGATGCAGCGCACCGCCCGCCAGCGCCTGGACAATGGCACGTTTTCGCACTACCCGGTCCGCCCGGCAACCGATGAACAAGGAGAGAAACATGAGTAACGATCAACGCGACTGCCTGCCCTACGCAGGCCCATTGCCGAAGCTCTCGGCCCACTTCGATACGCCGACCGACGTGCTGACCATCGCGGGCATCCGCTACCACGGCGAAGTGTTCCGCCAGCTGGGCGGCGCGCTGCCGGTCGGCGCCGAGTTCAAGCTGATGAACCGCGAGGACGGCGTGCTGACCATCCAGAACCTGAGCCAGCAGCCTGCCCCACGCCACACCGCCCTGGAATCGCGCCACAAGATCGGCGACGACGTAAAGGTCGAAGGCAAAGTCACCGCTGTCTATTTCCATGAAGACAAGGTGAAATATGTCATCAAGGTCAGCGAACACATCTGCATCGAAATGGACTCCTGCGACGTTCATCCGAAGGACGCGGTATGAAACTCGCCATCAAGGTCAACGGCCAGACGGAGTTCTACAGCGCCATCAACGTGGGACACGAATCCGCGCGCGAAATGGTCATCGAGCGCGTGCGTCAGGACAACCCACTGCCCTCCGACCGGATCGGCGCTTGCCTCGCGCTGGTGGTCGACAACACGCAACACCAGAAGGCGGCAGCATGAGCCAGAGCCGCTACGCCATCGACCTGACCCGCCACCAGTTCGTGCGCCCATCCGGCGACCTGGTCTGCGTGGGCACCTGGGTCTACAACCCAGACCAGCAGGACTATGAGCCGTGCCTCGTGATCGTCCCGCGCTACCGCCGAAGCGGATTCAAGCCCTGTGTTGTAGCTTTAAGTGCCGCTTGGAAATATAATGAGCCGCAATATCTGGCACGAGCAGCATCGATCTTCCTCGGCATGCTGGGCATGGAAGACTGCATGTCGAATGCGCACAAGGTGGCCGAACTGATTCACAGCCACCTTGGCGACCTGATCCGGATGCGGCCGAACCCGACGCAGGCCATCGTGGTGGCGGACGCGAGCGTGACGATCGATGGCAGGAAGCGCTCGATGGAAGTGCTGGACTACCAACCCCTGGCGCAAGCCTGAACCACTGAAGCGGAGAAGCATGGACGCCCCTGACCTGAACAACCCGAAGCGCCGCAAGGTCATCAAGGGCGCCCCCGCCGACCGTGGCCGCGCCAAGGACGAGCCGATCGCCCCAGAAACCGAGCAGGGCACCGCCGAGCGCGTCGAGGAAGAACGGATGCAGGAAGTCCACGGCCGCCTGATGTCGTTCTACCGCCGCGAGTTGGAGATCCAGGGGCCGAACCGCTTCGAACAGGCGCTGGACGAGGACTATTACGACGGCATCCAGCTGTCCGAAGAAGAGTTGCAGATCCTGCACGAGCGCGGCCAGCCGCCCACGGTCTACAACATCCTGGCCGTCTCGCTGAACTGGATCTTCGGCAGTGAAAAGCGCGGACGCACCGACGACAAGATCCTGCCGCGAGGGAAGGAAGACAGCAAGCCCGCCGAGCGCAAGAGCAAGTACATGAAGTACCTGTCCGACGTGAACCGCGCCGGCTTTCACCGCTCGGCCGGCTTCGAAGACGCGGCCAAGGTCGGCGTGGGCTGGCTGGAATGCGGCCTGCAGGACGAGGACGACGGCGAACCGATTTTCGAGCGCAGCGAATCCTGGCGCAACGTCATCTGGGACTCGGCTGGCAGCAAGATCACCCAGGACGACTGGCGCTACCTGTTCCGCATCCGCTGGGTCGACGAGGATGTGGCCAAGTCCATGTTCAAGCACATCCCCGGGGCCGTCGACAAGATCGACCGTTCGGTGCAGGAATCCAGCGTGCTGACCGGCTATGACGGCGTGGATGGCGACGTGGCCATGGACCAGGGCGAAGTCGACCGCGACACCGCCACCGGGCGCAGCATGTCGGAGTTCAAGCGCCGCCGCGTGCGCCTGATCCAGGCCGAGTACCGCAACCCGGAAGACGTGGAAAAGCTGCGCGGCGGCCCGTTCAACGGCCAGATCTACGACGAGAACGACCCGCGCCACAAGGAGCAGGTGGACACCGGCGCCGCCAAGCTGGTCAAGAAGACCATGATGCGCATGCGCCTGGCGATCATGACGCCCAAGGAGATCCTGTACGACGCGCCGAGCATCTACCGCCACAACACCTTTACGCTCACCCCGATCTGGTGCTTCCGCCGTGGCCGCGATGGCATGCCCTACGGTTTCGTGCGCAACCTGCGCCCGATCCAGGACGGCGTGAACAAGCGCGCATCGAAGGCGCTGCACATCCTCTCGAACAACAAGACCATCATCGAGGAAGGCGCGCTGTCGAGCGAACAGACCATCGAGGAGTTCCTGGTCGAGAAGAACCGTGCGGATGGCAATATCGTGGTCAAGAATGGCGCGATCGACAAAGTACGCTTCAATGTGGACCGGGGCATGGACCAGGCCCACATGCAGCTGATGGCCCACGATGTCGGCATGATCCAGCAGGTGGGCGGCGTCACCGACGAGCTGATGGGTCGCAAGACCAATGCGGTTTCCGGCGTGGCAGTGCAGGCGAGGCAGGAGCAG